GTATTTCCATCGCCAACTACAGCAAAGGATTGAAAGCCAGCAGCAGCCCCAGCAAGCGTGAATGTGCCATTACCTGCAGTGGTGGAAGTCTCTTTTACTCTGTCAGCTAAGATGAGTGCCATATGTCCCTATTATGGTTGAGTTTTTATCACTTGCCAACCACTTGTGCTAGATGTATTTATTGTACTCCAAGTGTTGGATTCTGAGGTATTAATTACCTCCCAGAGAGGCCTACCTGTAAGGGAATCTGAAGCCGTGGCAAGTTCATTAATTGAGGCTACAAAATTAGCGGCAGTAAACGTAGATGAAGAAGAGCTAACCAGCTCCTGTATACTTGAATGGAACTCTGCCATGCTCTCAACGGCATCAGAAGCAGTAGCACCTTCAGTAACAAAGCTATTTAGATATGCTAACGCCTCTACAGCGTCAGACCCAGTGGCAGACTCTTGTATTAAGCTTCCAATACTATAGCTTGATTCTACTTGGTCAGCTCCAGTAACGCTTTCCTGTATGCTAACTGCAAATACTTCTATTGCTGATACTTGTTCAGATGCCGTTACCTGCTCTGCTATATCAACTTCAAATGTGGCTTGAGCAGATATAACATCAGAAGCAGAGACAGCCTCTATAACAGCAGAGTTCATCTCAGCTAGAGCAGCCACTACATCAGCGCCAGTTACTGACTCTAAGATAACGCCGATTAATTCTACTGATGAGGAAACCTGATCTTCTGCGGTAGCAGACTCTTGTATGGCAGAAGCAAACGCTTGAATTGCAGACACTTGGTCAGAAGCTGTAGCAGAATCAGATAGAGCTGAGTTGAAGGTAGCCCCTGCTGCTATCGTATCTGTTGCAAAAGCAAGCTCAATTAACGCCGCATCAACTTGACGAGATCCGTTAATAGAATCTGACGCAGAGGCTGACTCACTAACTTCAGAGTTTAGAAAAGCTCCTGCTAGTGACGCAAACGGCGCAGCCGCAAATGATGAGATTCCAAACACATTACGCTTCGGTCAAAGCGGCTTCTGGGAACCAGCGGTTTTGCTTAGCGCCATCAGCATCAGTCCACTCTACGTTGTAGAAGAAATCCCCATCTTCAGTCATACGCAGTGCTTGTACTGGACCTTGAGGGACGGTTGTTTGAACTTTTACGTTCTGACCTTTAGTAAATTTGGTTGCCATTTTTACATCTCCTTATGCAGCGTCAAGGCTGAATGTGTAGGTAACACTCAAAGTATCGCCAGCAACTACAGCGCGATCACCGGGAGACTGAAAGTCAGAAGCTGAGAACAGAATACCTGAAGTACCTGTATCTACTGAAGCCAAGAAAGCACCCGCAACAGTACCACCGGGGGCTGTAATAACAAACGCATTAGGTGCGCCTGAGTTATCAATAACTGAAGGATCAGCAAGAGTTGCTGCACCAAAAGTCACAGCTTTGCGGTTTCCTGTGTAGTCTGTGTACTCAGTCCAGCCAGTGTGCGAAGCTAAGGTATCTGCTGCAGCAATGGTTGCAGGACCGGGACCAGTAATAAGACCCAAATACCAAGCTGCGGTGTAGGCAGATCCAGCAAAGTATTTGTCATTCATGTCTTTAAGACCTTCATTGACAACTAGATTATGATTCTTCTCTTCCCACTTTAGATTGCCATCTTGACCAAAACACTGAATGGTAAATACACCAGCTCCACCCGCAGCAGAAGTTGTTGCGCCACTTTGAAGAACACATGCACCTACTTTATCTGTAGAAACTAATTTATTTGAAATCATTTGAGGCTCCTTTAAGCAATTCTAATAACTGCTGATGATGCTTCGTCTGGTGGTAAAGTTATAACAAATTCTATTACTGTAGTCTTATCTGAACCAAAGTCCAAAACAGCTATAGATTTATTCCCCTTGCTGGAATTATATATTAATGCACCTCTTGCCGTAAATGAGGCTGGATTCCAAGTTGGGTTACTGAAGTCAACATATGCAACCCCATCTGCAGACTTTACTGTTACATTAGTTATCAACTTTCCTCCTGCCACATATCCAGTACCTGTAATTTCATTAGTGGCTGTATATATGGTTGTTGTCTCATCTAATGATGCAAGTGCAGTATACAATGCAATGTACAAAGAGTCAGTCTCTAAGTCATGTACACCATTTAGTATCTGCTCTTTAAAGCTTGTAGTTAGTCCCTGTCTTATGGTCATGTTATTTTAACCCTAACTTGACCTGATCTGTATGCATCCTGCCTTTCTAGACCATCACCCAGACGTTTGAGTTGACCCATAGCTTCTGCATACTTAGCTTCTACATTGCCAATTAGATCCTGCTCACCCTTCATAAACAAGTAAGCCTCTCTTAAAGAGCCATAGAATAATGCTGGATCAAAGTTATCTCCTAGCCAAGTAGTACTTGCTGTAACTATAGACTCTGGATAATAGTAGTAGTGCAGCTCTACATAATATTGAACATCAGGCGTTGGACCCACAATAAAGGACAGCTCAGTAGTTACTATGGCTGGATCTGTATTAGTGGTAGTAGGCCCAAATAGAGCATAGTACTGTGGAATCCCAGTATCTGTCTTAATAGGGAATGCCGCCCTTATAAAGTTAACATCCTTATCCAGCATGTACTCATAGGCTTGGGTTGTATTGTTTATAACCGCCATTGAATAAACTGCTAAGAAATCTAAAGGTGCTGACAGATACTGGTTATTAGCTGAGACTGTACCAGTTACATTCTTACGCAGCGCTGGAATCTGAACACTGTTATATATCCTAGTCTCTGCCTGACGAACAAACGTAGGGATATACGCTATGAACTCCTGTTCGTAGTTTTCTGTATATGCCTGTATTGCGGCAGTAAGCTGAGTATAGTTAATTTTACTGACTCCTAGCCCATTGGGCCTCTAGACATAGTTCCCTTAGTTGCGGCACCATATCCACGCATTTTAATACCAGAAGTCTTAACATCATTCTTACCTGGATCTCCTGCGCTTACGCGAGGAACCGCTTCGCGTGGACCCAACTCAGTAGCTTTAAGAAGGTTAGGATCTCTCATCTTCTTAGGGATGTAAGGACCACCAGACATTGTATGTGGCACTGCGTACTCAGATGCAGGCTTATTGTTCTTAGCCATTTTTACCATCCTGGTACATAGCACGGGCTAGGTTACGGCCATACTTCTTCATAGCATCTGTAGTGACTCCGCCTTTTTTCAAAGATAGGGTGGTGCCTTTTCCATCTTTGTGCTTTTGCTTGTCATGCTGCTTAAATGCTTTCTTAATCAAATCTACGTCTTGCTTCTTATCTTTTTTGTCCATGTCCTGCTCCTAAGTAGTAGATACCGTTACATTGCTAACTAATCCAGGTGCTGCCAAATAGTTAGGCGTTAGCCCATTATCATTATTCCTAGCACCACCTACAGGAGCCCAGCCCCACTGGAATATTCTACTACCACCTTCAGGTGTTCCATCTGAATTAATATTTTGGCTTGGCGTTATCACCAGCTGCAATCCACTATATCCAGATTGGTAGTAGCCAACATCTGGCCTTGGTTCCCGTACTGCCTGTGGATCATTCACAGGATACATACCTAATGATAACTGAGGCTGATCCGGTTCCCAGCAATTCTTACATACTTTAATACTAGATATCTTTGTTTTAATTGTAAGCCTACGCAACTCTTTAAGCATATACCTGAACCCACAGCGATCACACTCCGCTATTGAATTCTTCTGTGATGCGTACTTACTAGCCATTTTATCTGTATGTGATCATGCGCGGAACAAACCGCAGTGGCGCTTTCTCTCTATCCTCATCAGCAGCCAATTGCCATGCCTCATCATATTGTGCTTTAAGCATAGGCACTCTATCAATTGCATTAGGTAGCTTAACTGACAGCATATATGCAAGGCCACAAACAATGGCGTTCTGGAATCTAAAGGGAATTCCTTCCACATTAATACCGTTGCCCGCATCTGGCATCCTAACCAGCCGCCAGTACACTAAATAATAATATGGTGACTCTACTGTACCTTGACTAGGCGAAGGCCACACAGTGACTTGTGGGACCTGTGGCACCGCACCCTGCGCATTAGTTGTCTGTCCAGATCTACGGTTAATGTATATCTGAATAGGCCGACCCTGAGTTAACTTGTTAGGGATTGTAGAATAGGTAGAGACACTAATTCTATTAATGTTCAAATCTGTCTGGTTACTTACCTGGCCAGGACTGGTACGAATCACAGTCTCAATCAGATCTACAGTATTATCCGGCAGATCATATGTGATAGTACCCTGTATTAATGGGATTGTACCCTGCTCAATAGTCCACAGGTTTATCCCACGATTGGCCCATTCAGTTAGAAGAAAGTTAAGACTTCTCCTAGCCGTTCTAAAGTCATAACCGCTACGCAGCTCAAGGCCGCATCTCTCAAAGGCTTCTTCTATAAGCTCATTGAGTGCTGGGTTAAATGTTGATGTGGCTACTGTATATGGCATCTAACATTTCCATTTTTTAAGACTTTTGTTAATGCGGCTATCTGGATCATTTGCCGTTTTAGCAGAAGTTAACTTCTTCTTCATTCCTGACATCCTGGCACAGAATGACTTCTTACGGCTACCACCTTCTGGCTGCGGAGCTTTGAGCCCTGGCTTGCCTGGGTTAGCCTTATTATAAGAAGCCCTGCCCTTAGCGTTTAAGCCGCCACTCTCAGACTTGCCTTCCTTGCGCTGCCATGCTTCAGTCTTAGCCATTATCTGTACCTTGCTGTTTTCTTTGCAATAGTCTTGGGCTGCGCTACAAACTGCTTACCTGCTGCCTTGCCTGCACGTTTTGCACGGGTAGTAGCTGCATACTCTGCTGGACTTAAAGACTTTATTGCTGCTTCTGGTAAATAACGCTCTCCTGTTTTAGAAGAGGGCTTTCCTGACTTGGTGCTCCATTTCTGATCACCCCAATCTTTCAGGGATTTCTGTGGAGCTTTAATCACGATACCCGCCGCCAGCAGCCTTATATTTCTTGGCTACAAGTTGAGCTTTACGTCCAGACCATTCCCCAGCGCCAGTACCCTGAGTTGCAGCTGCTTTTACCTGAGCCACAATCTTCTTGCGAAGAGTAGGCTTTGTGTAATTACCAGCAGCATTAACTTTTGTCTTAGCCATTATAAGATCTTACCCCTTGTCTTACCACGCTGCGCTATACCATCTGCACGACTAGATGCTGATATCCTGCCACCTGATTTGCGCTTAACCATCCTTGCCCTTGCCTGTGCCATTTCCTGATCTAGCTCATTCTCAGCTGCGGCCCTATTCATAGCCTGACCAGTCATCCTAGCTTTTGCCTTATCTGCATAGTCATCCATACCTACTTCTGCTGGAGATCTATTCTTATACTGATCTGCCTCTCTAGCATTCATCTCAGCCTCAGTTACAGGCTGTCCATTCCATGTGCCAGATATATACTTTCTATTCTTATCTGCCATTACTTGCCCATCTTCTCGCCAGATCCCAAAGATATGCGCTTACGCTTAGCATGCATATTTGCATGTAGCTTGCCACCCTTCTTATAGACTTTTACAGGCTCATTGCCATCACGCTTCTTGATCTGTCTAATCTTAACTGGGCTGATATCACCCATACCGCGAGAGGCCATCATGTTATACAAACTTCCCACGGGTCTTGCCTCTCTGGGCAATGCCATCTGCTCTCTTAGATGCTGAGCTTACTTTGCTCTTTACGCTACCACCGCGCTTCATCTCTTGAGCCGGCTCAGGCTGACTCTCAGCGGCTTGTGCACGGGCAGGTTGAGGAGCAAACTTCTTATCCCCTTGCTCACGCATTCTTTGCCCTGCCTGCTGCCGTCTTTCTTCTATCTCATCTTTTATGTTCTTGGCCTCAGAATCTCCACCACCTACTAGCTTTCCAAACAATCCCTTACCAGAAATAATTCCGTAGAGTGGACTTATAGAGCCAAGTATCTCGCTTGCTTTGCCCATCATTAACTCCCTAATTAAACCTTGCCGCCTTTCTTCATATTCTTATTACCCGGCATTGTGACCTGCTTTGCCTTGGTATGGCCTGATTTCTGAACAGTGTGCTCACCATGTGGCTTGTTACCACCAGCTACTACCTTGCCCATCTTAGATGCACCAACTGATCCGCCCTTCTTCATGCCAGGCTGCATTGCAGGCATAGCCGGTCCAGGCATCATTGCTTTAGCTTTAGCGGACATTGGTATACGACCCAGAGCGCTTAGAACTGAACGGCCTGGAGCTTTTACCTTAGCCATTGATGCACCACCACGCTTCATGCTCATCTTTTCCATTGACTTAGAATCTTTCATTTCTCCGCCCTTTTTATCTCTACGGGCTTCGCTTAATGCTATAGCTATTCCCTGTTTAGGATTAGTCACCTTTTGCCCTGATGAGGACTTCAGTGACCCAGTTTTAAACTCATGCATTACTTTGCTGATTTTCTTGTTGTTCATACCATCCTGCCACGGGTCTTGCCACGCTGCGCAATTCCGTCTGCACGGCTAGAGGCTGAGCTAGCTAGTCCACCTTTCTTCAGGTTCTTTGCTTTTAGGGGGGAATAGTTCTTTCCCATTGCCTCTCTCTGGAACCACATGTTCTCAGATACTGGAAGCTTTTTCTTAGGCGGTTTGCCCATTTCTCCAGACTCATCAGAACCTTGCTGACGCTGACTAAAGGTAGACTTACTAGCATTGCCAAAACTTTGCCGTCCATACTCAGCATCACCAGGCTGGGGCTGTCTACTGACAGATTTCTTTGGGCCAGGTATTTCAGCTTTAACTGCCGGCTCTTCTCTCTTAACTTCTGGTGCCTTCTTAGGAGCATCATCCTTTACTTGGGTTGTATATCTCTTCCCATTATGCTCAAAGGTTTTAAGTCCAGCCTTTCTAGCTTCTGCAAATGCAGTACCAAATTTTGGTTGAGCTGCCTTAGCTGGCTCCTCACTCTTTGCCTCTTCTTTTCTTGCCCTAGGCTCAGCCGCCTTTCTTGATCCCATTCCGCCATAGCCAGTGCTAGCTTTCTCTCTCAGATCATACAGACTCTCATCTATATCTGGGCGGGAGTTAGATCTTGGCTCACCATAACTTACTTCCTCTCCGTCTGAAGACCTAACAGTATTGCCAGATGAATCCGTTAGCGCTCCACCTGCCATCTTCTTAATACGCTTCATACTATTCTCCCTTTGGTTTTTCCGCGCTGAGCTATACCGTCTGCCCTTTTAGAAGCTGAGCTAACTGATCCTCCCTTCTTCATGCCAGTCTGCATCATCCTTTCCATTGCTTTGTTAGGCTCATCCATCTCAGTTGCAGAGAGCGCCTTATCTAATGGCTTAGTCATCTTGCGCTGTAGGGTTGGCCCAAGCATTGCACCAAACCCAGCATTAGCTAACATTCCCATTATACAAACTTCCCTCTAGTCTTACCTCTTTGTGCAATACCATCAGCACGGCTAGAAGCTGAACCACCTTTAGCTAGCTTCTTGGTACCTCTATAACCCTCATCAGGAGAAGGAGCTTTTTCTTGATCTGGGAAATACTTATCATCAGGCCTAGTAGGAAACTTGTCTTTCTTATCCACTACTTTGGGTGCAATTATAATAGCAACCGTTCCGCCTTTAGCAAACCTCTTAACCTTGCCACCCTTCTTCATTGCAGTAGGCTGTTGGTTCAAAGTATTAGCAGGCTGACTCAAGGGAAATCCAGGCTGTGGAATATTTACATTCTGCACAACACGCGGAGTTGTTGTTGCCTGTGTCTGCTGATTGCCATAGAAAGGATATGTAGGCTGCTGCGATCCTGGAGTTGTACCACCATCTGCCATTTTCTTGATTTTCATGATTTATCCGTAGAATACAGTCACGCCAGTAGTACCAGACGCAGATAAATATATACCATTAAGCGCAAGAATGCCCTCACCAGGAATCAATATTGTTTGTACATTGCCTGCTGCATTACCATCCGCTGCCATTAGGAACCGCTGGGCATACACACAAGCTGTACCAGCATTAATCGTACCAGTGTTTACGTCCGTTACTGTGAATGTATTTGCGTTTAGAACAGAAATTACATAGTTACCAGCAGTTCCCTGCAGCGTGGCTACAGCAAAGTTTAATCCTAATGTTTGACCATTAGTCAGACCATGACCATTTTCAGTAACTGTAATTAGTGTACCAGTGCGCTCATATTCGGCGGTAACAGGGACGGTAGCGGTATCCCAGAGCGTAATTGCTGATGCCCCAGAAGACACTGTCATTAATCCTTTAAGTCTAGTTCTTCCTATGAGGAAAAACCCAGCAACATTTAAGTGCCCTGACTTTACGTCATATTGCATACTCATAATTAATCTCCTAAGGTAGGATAAGACTACGCGGGTTTAGATGCCTCAAGTCCGCTAATCTTTGCTATTAACTCAGCATTTTCTTTAGCAAGTTTGGCGGCATGTCCCATTGCAAAGTCTCTTTGGGATTCCAGAAGCGCCACAATTGTAGCAACTTCCGGATCTTCATGAGTCAACATTAGACAGTAACAGCTTGCCAGTTGCCAGAAGCATCAGATACAAACAATAGTCCATCAGTAGAATCAATACCTAACGAACCCTTGCCTACACCAGAAGCAGCACCATCAACAAAATTACCTACCTTGATGACAACAGGATCATCGGCAGCATCATCAGCCAAGCGGATTTCAGCAGTTTTATACGCTATAACTCCAGAAGGACCACCAGCATCAGCAACGGGGTCTTGCATCTTCAAGTCCAGACCATATGTAAAGCCAGAACCTGCTGTGGTTTGAGCCATTGCAACACCAAACGCTGTACGGCAAGTCGTAACACCAGAGTCACCCTGCATAAACGCCATAACAGCGGCATCACCAGATAAAGTGTTGGTATTAATAATACCCATTACACCGGACATCAAACCATTATTAGCATATGAACCAATAACCGCAAAATTACCAGCTACACCGGTAATATGGTTAAAAGTTGTTGTAGGGGTTGTAGCAAACGGCGCACCAGTTTGAGTACGCCCAAACACACCATATGCTTCGCCCGGAAGTTCATAGTCGCTAGAACCAAAACCTGCGGTTGGCTCGATACGCGTATAAAAACCATATGCTCCAGAGCCGGTATTTATTTCAGCTATTGAACCAGAGTTAACAGTAACTGGAGTTAAAGGTCCTTGTGAGCTTGCGTCACCGCCTTGATATCCAGACCGCACTGGGCCCGAAAAAGTAGTTTTTGCCATGATATATTTCCTTTGTGTTATAGCACATGCCCATACAGTCTCTATAACGTCTGCCAAGCCAGTCTGTATGAGTCGGGGTTCTTGGTTAGTATGTTTTATCACTTTATATAGGGAGTGTCAAGCATACTTAAACGCCCATCCTGTATATCTTCCACGAGTTATAGCACACCCAGATTTTAACGCTCTGTTAGCTGTAGATGGCTTAATATCTAGGGCCGCCCTGAGCTCAGAAATGCTTGGGTATAGTGTTTGCTTACCCTGACCGTCTGAGGCCACCACAGCCTTGCTAACCTTGTCTATGAACCCTTGAGACCTAGGCTTGCCATAGTTGAAGTTCTTCTCGCCAGATAGGGACGCACTTATCTTGGCACGGGTAGATGGTGCCACAAAGTGACCCTGCATTGTCTTGATGCGCTTACTCTTCTCTTCATCTGTTTGAATGCGCGACTTGCTAGCTGCGGATATCCTGGCCTTAGCTCCTTCTGTATGAGAAAAGGTTTTGCCCCACATGGCATTTTTTTCTCCAGACATACCCGTCTGAAATGCAATTGCTTCTGTGCCCAGGTTATAACAGTACTCCTTGCCAACATGTTCTTTAAGCCACACTGTTTCAGCAGCCAATATATCTACACCAATCTCAAGCTCCTCAACTATTACAAATATAAATGCCGCTTCCCCATATTTGTTCCATGCGGACTGCAGATGTTTATTGGCGTGTCTTTGACTTCTCAGTGCCCACCAGTGTCTGCGCTTTCTGGCAACAAAGCTAACCGCGCTACCTACATAAAACTTGTTGTTTAGAACATTGATAATCTTGTATATGCCTTGCGTCATTGTGCTCTCCTTGTCATTGAGAGACTATAATACACTAACTAATAATATAACGCAACACATAAAGCAAAGGGGACCGAAGCCCCCTCTGCAACCCTTACTGCTATTGGGTTACTAAGCCCCAGCTGAGCCAAACATACCCAGTGGATCCGACCATCCAAACGAATACCGCTCACGGCTCTTGTAGCGAACATTTCCTGTGTCAAAATCGCCATCCATTGACTGTTGCAGGGGTGAACGCTCAAAGTGCTTCATACCGTTAGGTACGTCTGTGGTCAGGAACCATGCATTGGTGTCAGTCAAGAAGTGATTGATACAGTAGCCTTCAGGTATCGAACCATTGTTCTTGATAGCATTGATGTCATTGTCAGCTGTACCAACGCGGAGGGAAGTCTCCAACAGACGGGTAGCAACGAACTGCAGTGAAGGCGGAACCACCAACTTGCGTGGGCGGCTAGCGATCAACAGGCTACGTTCATCAGTCCACAGTGAGATTTGAATAACAGCGGCTTCCAGGGAAGTCTCATTCAAGTCAGCTGGGGTTGAAGGAATGTTGCTGTTAACGCCACCAGACACTAGCGGGTGACTTGCTGAGAACAGAGCTTGTCCATCACCACCTGGGTAGGAGGATGAGAAGCCGTTGTTCAGCGTGTTAGCCGCTTTAACTTGCTTGGTGTATGCCATAGCACGAGCCAAAGCCTTGGTGTAACGAGCTGAGAGAGAATCGTACAAGTTATCTTCGATTGCTTCTTCAGTTAGCGAGAAACCAAGAGCGATAGTTTCATGGTTGTAGCGTGAGGTCCAAGCTTCTTGGCCGTTGTCATAAGCGATGGCGGAGCCTTCATTCTTGACAGGTGCGGCTGAGAATCCAGACAGTTTTGTTTCTTCTTCGAAGGAACGCTCAGAGGTCTCAGTTTCGTAGATCTCTTTGTGCTCTTCGCCGTAACGAGCGTACTCCAAACCGAACAATGCATTCAGTCCTGGGAGCAACTCTTTCAGTAGTTGTGCGCGTGAAATAGCCATTTAATTGTCTCCCTTTAGGCGTAAGCCAAACCTGTTGCATTGTTATATTGATGGATACCAAAGTTGATCTTGACAATCACTTCGCTGTAAGTAGTAGGCGTAGGTGATGTAGCAGGAACAACGTCAATGACCCGAACTGGGAACGTATTGGTAGCTGCTGGGGAGGAGCTCAGTACTGAATATGCTGAGTTACCGTTCAGTGTGCTACCGGCAGTTGCCAGAATGGACATGTTGGTACCAATTGCGTTTTGGGTAACAGTTGCCATTACTACGCCACTTGAACAGACAGCTACTTGGTACAAAGTATCAGGATCATCTGCAACAATCGCATAGATCTCAGTACCTGAAGCAACAGTAATTGCATCAGGATAATACTGTGAACGTGTAGGTGTGCCATTTGCTGCGGTGTAGAAACAGCCCAAGAACACGCCGCAAGGTGTGTTAGCGGTTGTACCTACATCTTTTTCAATAGTGCCGCCAACAACTCTTTTGACAAAATCGCCAAAGAAGATGTTTTCGCTGTAGCCAACTGCGATTTCCATGTTACGGGTGGAACCTGCAAAAACTTGTCCACCAATCAGGTTTATAGGCCGTAGCCCATAAGGTCCGTTAATAGTAGGGTAAGCCATGTTTTAACTCCTTAAAGGTTTTTATTTGCCTTTGCCAAATGAGGTAGTAGATTTACGCTCAGCAAACATCGGCATACGAGGATCACTTTGTCTCATCATACTGTTATCTACAGACTCAATCTGGCTCTCAGCTTGCTTGCGGTAAAATGCATCTCGCTGCTCCACGAACTCAATTGGAGTCTTACATAGTAACAATCCACCGATTTCAATATTGTCCTTAAAGCGACTATTGCCATCAATTAACAGTTGGAACTGTGGCTGTTCATTTACAGTTACTGGCTCCCAACCTTCTCTGAGTTTGGCAGAGAGATTTCTTGGATCAGCTACATTCAATGTTGACACCCTTATCCATCGGTACGCGTATCCAGGAAGCTTGTCAGGTTCTGGCAAGAGTTCCGGCTGCTTCCACTGCTGAGGACGCTGCTGTTCAATACGAGTATCTGCTGCTCTAGGTAACTTGTTTTCAGCCATTATTGGCCTCCATTTTTTGGACTTCACGATAGTATTGCTCAGGCGTTAACTTGAGCTTCTTTGCAATGTTTAACTGCGATTGCTTCAGCGTTACCTTTTTGGAGGAAGTGCTTCTGCCTGCAGATGCAACTATCGTACTCTGTCTATCTGTACGCGGCTTGTTTGTGGGCTGCGTTTTTTCTTCTTCAAAGTTCTCTGGGAACCGGCGATGCATTGTCTCATCGACTTTCTTCCAGTATTCATCCGTTGATGCGTAACTTGCTCCATGTTGAGTAACAAGTTTTTGATGTAGCCCTAAAGCTAGACTTGTCATCTCTTCATCTTTCCCGAACCAGGTATTGCGCTCTTGCCACGCCATAGCCCGTGAATCAGGTTTTGGTATCTCAGTCTGACTATTTACAGGAATTTCTGGAGTTTGTAAAGCAGGCACATATTCTTTTGCTTTCTGTAACTTATACTGTGCACCTGATAACTTCTCCTGGGCATTTACCAACTGATCTGAATCTCCTAGATCATATGCCTCCTTATAAGCCCTCTTAGCTGCGTCAATTTCAAGCTCAGCTGCATCCTTATATGCCGCTAGGTAGTTCTGCTCTCCATCGGTTAGGCGGGTTTTAAGCGCCTTGTTCTCAGCCTGGACTGTCTGTGCATAGGCTAGAGCTTCCTTCTGCTCCCTTAGGGCTTGCTCTTTCTCCCTACGCTCATCGTGCCAGACTTTCTTAAACTGTTTTAACTTCGTCTTAACCGTATCGGAATATTCCTCTAGCTCATCCTTGTCTAGATCTTCTACTACTTCCTTTGGCATTGCCTCACGACCACGGTCTTTCTCAGGAGTGTCATCCTCTATTTCAAATTCAAACTCCTCCTTCTCTACCTTTTCGTCTGGGAATTGGAATTCCTTTTCGTCATCCATTTTATTCTCCTAAATGTTACCTTTCGGTATGTTTGTTAAATCCTACTTATTCCTCTTGGGTCTTCTACCACTGCCTCTACGGTGTCATCGTTTATTAATCTAAACTCTTTGCCGTGGATCTTTAAGCGCGTTCCTGAATTAGGACGGGCCAATATAAAGTCACCCTTCTTACACCAAGCTCCTGCTGGGAACCGGCTTTTATCAGAGTAACAGTCTGGACCCATATCAATTACAAAGAACACAGTACTAAGGACTTCTTCATACTGACGAGTTGAGTCAGCCTTTAAAAGACCACTGTCGTACTTCTCCTCAATTACTGGAATACTTACAAGGATGTGATACCCAGTAGGCTTTGGTAATTGCGTTGCTTTTGTTGCCTCATCGCTTTCTGTAGCGAGTTCAGTCATTTGATTGCTCCATATGTTTTAAGAGATCGTAAATAAATCCCTCCGCGATGGATAGACCCCTAATCTCCCCGCAAAGTTTTTGGTACTCCGCATAGTCCTTAGCTGCGCTGGTGGACACAGCTGTGGCTATCTGATCCCTCTTTTCCTTAATTTGCTCTAATACTATGGATAAAGCCTTTTCCATTATTTGTTATCCTTGTTCTCTTTTGAGTTAATAATTTGAGATACACCCTCAGAAATTTTTACTCCCAGCTTTGTACCTTCTAGCTGCATCTTTGCTTCTAATGCTGCCTTCTGGTTTTCCTGTATTTCCTTCTGATTTGCGACCTTGGCACCGATCTGCAGGCCAGCTAACTGCTGCTCTGACTCTACCTTGGCTTTGTCCAATTCGAGTTTGTCTGCCTGTGCTGCCGCGTCTATCATAATTTTCTTCTCTTTCAACTCCACTTCCTTGCCCTTGATCTCTACTTCTTTTGCCCTGAGCTGAAGTTCTTGTTGCTGCATCTGGACAATAGGATCTTGCTGAGCTTGCTGCGCCTGTTGTTGCGCGACCTCTGCTTGATCTTTTTTCAGTAGCTTTTGTGCAGCTGCTGCCATCATCCTTGATACTTCTATTTCCATATCTGCAGATAGTTCTTTGTCAAGATCTGGCAATGGAACGCCTAGCTGCTCTTCTATCTCTTTGCGATATTGGAATGCTATGTGTTCATTAATATGTGCCATACCTGCTGCAGCCTTTACCTGTGCCTGTGGGTCTTGGCCCAACAGCTTTGCTACCTTTGGATCTTGTGACAGAGACATGTGTACTTGTATATGCGCCTCATGGTCCTGGTAGATAAAAGCTTTAACAGGCTTGCCATTTAGAATCGCCATATTTTCTGATACTGGGTCCTTCGGCTTTTGGTCTTCTGAATTTGGGATTAACTTTCCGATATTCTTTATTCCCAAGACTTCTAGCATTTGCCGGTTTAATTCCACTTGATCATAGATCTGTGGGTTCGCGCCAGCCATCTGCATTACAGCCTGATACTGAACTACCTTCTGCGACATAGTAGAAGCGTTAGGATCAGATACTGGGATTACATCACACAGATCATAGTCAGCCTGCTTAGCCTTTCTACTTCCTTCTATTGGCTGATAACTATATTCTTCTGGAGTGCAGTCTCTAATAATCATCTTCAGCAGTTTAAATTCCTGCTTCATTGAATAATAGATACGCGCCTGAACTGCAGACATAACCTTTAATGTTCTTTCCAATATAGCCAGCGTAGTTCCTACAGGAGCATTAGCAGACATATCAGAAACATTCAGATCAGCAGCTGAGGCAAACCGCCTACCATCCTCAATAATCTGATTCATTAATTGGAACAGAACCTGACTAGGCTCTTTATATGGCAGAGGTAAAATATTATCCCGAATAGTTCCAGAGGCTACATCTACGTCCCTAAACTCTCCCGGAGAAATGGGAGTGTCATCTCCCTTAACTCGCATACCCTTAGTTTTTAATCCGCCTGGTAGATTAGATAAAGTACCTGCATCTACTAGCTGACGAATAATAGAAGTACCAGACTTAGCAAATGCACCGATTAAATGAATTAGTCCAAAACAATAAAATCCAAAGCCTGGGATATATCCATAATGTACAAAGTGCGATCTCTTCTGTTTAATGTCATCGCTCTGTCTCCAGTTACGGCGAATAGCTAAAACATCCTGAGTATTTTTATCTATGGTAATAATATAAGGCAGAGCAATACCGGTCTCTTCTCCGTCCTCATCCTTATCTTCGTACCCAGGCAAATCTAAGTTAACCTGCATTTCTAATAATTTATAGCGGTCATCTGTATTTGCTCTAAATCCCATCTTCTCTGCAATCTTCTTCTCTATCTCGTCCATTGTATTAACTGGATCTGACAGCTCTATATCTCTATAGAATCCTGCAGCGATTAGCTTCTTTAGATCATTTTTTGTCTTACGCATAACGTGAGTTACGCGCTCAGATGTCTCTAGATTTGACGAGCCATAAGGCACCACAACATCTTCAGCTGGGACAAACAGTGAGACTTGCCTATCTAGTGCTGGATCAAAGTAAACTTTCTTAAATGCATTACCTGCCAAACCCAAGCCCCACAACATTCTTTCATGCTCAGGGCGGAACTCAACCATCACCTCTGTGAGCTGGTAATTCATATCCTCTTTGACCCGCTCAGCAGCCTCTTTTATGGCCGGCGTTTCCTTGCCAATGATCCTAGTTTTGACAGGTCCTGCCGCAGGAAATGTCTCCATAATTGTCTCTGACTGAAACTTAACTAAAGCCTCTGCCAGTAGTGGGTGATAAACTCCACAAGCTCCTTCCCAAGGCTCTGACCTTTCTTCAATTCTCATACCCAATAATTCAAGACCGTCTACATAAGTCTGCATCCAATCTTTTCTTGAGCTGACATCATCCTCATAGTCCTGAATTAAATCACCGGCAATACTAGCCAGCTCAGATTCAGAAATATATTCGGCTAAGTTCTCACCAAATTCCTCATCCTCTTCTTCTTCCTCTACAAAGCCATCACTTATTTCTATTTCAACATCATTATTCTCTTCGTAATCTTCTGCTAACGGCGTTGGATATAAGGCTTTATCGAAACTCATATTTACTCCTTTTAAATTATCTAAATCTAGGACCATTTAACCACAACGTGGCAGATCGCCTTCTGCCCGAAATAATTGGTGTAACTCTGTGTAATACATAGGATGGAAATGCAACTATCGATCCTTTGACTAGAGGGATAGTCTCAATCTCACTTTTTCTTGGGTGCTGTAATTGCAATTCGCCGCCCTCAAATCCATCATTTAATAACATTATCAAAGTTAGCTTTCTATCTAACTCATTACCTGATAATAAAATGGTATCTACATGCCAGTTAAAATGCTGCCCCTTCACATAGTCTGCCACTTGAATAGATTCTTGGGAGTTTATATGAAATCCCCACCCAGTATTTATATTCGCCAGCATTCCGTGGTGCTGCATAATTCCAGTCAGCCAATGATCATGTCCCGCAAATCTAAGAGTAGAATCTCTGTGATCGTGGTTAACCACAGCCTCTTCTGACATTACCCTGCTATCCATTGTCGGCAATTCATCAAAGTCCTTAGACGCTGAGTCACACAGACTAGGTGGTACGTTTAATAAGCTCCAGAGATCCATCAGTAATAGCTCTTCTTACGTCTAAATCCGATATTATCATCTTCCTCATCAGAATCTAGTCTTAAAAACCCACCTTGTCTAAACCTAATAAGGGCTTGCACCGTAGAATCCACCAGATCGTCATGCTCTGCGTTGGGAAATCTAGCCATTTCTTCTATTACCTCTTCTGCCCACTTAGTCTCAGGAGCCCAGACCCTCCCAGACCTGAATAAATCAGTCACAGAGTTGATACGGACGAACTTATCATTACCTCTTACAGGCGTATAGTCTGATACCATCACTCCCATACGTCTTAATTCAAATATTAGAGGGGCTCCTGCAGCTTTAGCTTCAATAATACAGGCATCAGGCTGCCACTCATCATAAAACCTCTTAGCCGTGTCCTTTAAATCAGGGAATTCCAGCTTATCCTTCCACGCATCTAGCATTATTATATTAACGTCCTCTGGGTTTTCGTTTAAATGGAAGATTCCCCAGGTAGTACAGGCTGAATAATCAGCTCTTTGGCTTTTAGTAAAGGCGGTATCCCAAGACTGGATTATAAACTCACACTTAGGGGGTCTATCAGCCTCCCATCTCTGCCACCAGTCTCTTTTAACTAAGGCTCCCTCTTCTCCAGTCGGGGTTTGTTGGTACTGAGCGTTCCACTTATATACAGGCAGCTCTTCTTTTAGAGCCAGTAGCTCACTTATATCCCAGAACTCAGGCCACAGAGCATTACCACTAGGTAGAATTGCCGGTAATTGCACTATATCCCAGTCAGTGTCACCCTTTAATAGCTTGCCAGTTAAATCTTTATCTGACCAGCGTGTCATGACTACTACAATGACACCTCCAGGCTGAAGTCTCTGCCTAGGACCAGACGTATACCACTCATATACAGAGTCAAATACACTAGGATCTCCTTGAGCTAGCTTCGCTTCCTGTTCAGAGTGTGGGTCATCTATTATTAATAAGTCAGCCCCCTTCCCCGTAACAGTGCCGCCAACACCAATAGCGAAGTAATCTCCACCATGACTAGTAGCCCAACGTCCTGCCGCTTTAGAATCAGCCCTTAGAGAAACATTAGGGAAGATCTTAGCGTACTGCTCTGAGCCTACTAAATTCCGTACCTTCCGGCCAAAGCCAACAGCCAGTTCTGCCGTATTAGAACATTGAATAACCTTCTTCTCTGGGAACTTACCCAAGAACCAAGCAGGCAACATATTAGAAGCAAACTCAGACTTAGTATGTCTAGGCGGCATATTAATAATCAGCCTCTTTAACTTCCCATCTGCAATATCTTGAAACTTCTTTGCCATTAGTGCGTGGTGCCTGCCATGTATAAATCCGGGCCACATCTCCTTAACAAAAGCCATAAAGTCTACCTGCGCCTTCTCCCGCGTCAAAGCTCCCTTATACTGGGCCACGTCCTCAAACAGCTTAGCCTGCTCCGCCGCCGGCAACTGAGAGATCATTTCCGCAATCCCCATCAGTCCAGCTTCCTAAAGTTTAAATACACAGGCCTAACACTCCTACCCATTCCCTTAACTCTCTTTAAAACTCCTAACTTAACTAACCTATCTATTATCTTTGCCGTATTACCAATTCCAGGTTTCTTTCTGTAATCGCAGATATCCCGCAGAGAGGGACCAAATCCAAACTCTATCCAATACTCATCTATAAACAAAAAGACCTCCCTCTGAACCTCAGTCATCTTTATCTCCATACAAGCCGCCCGGACTAAATCAGCCCTAGCAGCCGTCATCTCCCTATTAATGTAAATCTTTGCTCCTAACATGTAAGATCCCACTAATCACTCCAGCTACATAAGATACAAAGTCTAACTGATCCTCCGTATCAATCATCTCCCCCATCTCCCCAATACAGATAGTCAGCGCCGCCAGACTAGGCCCCCACTCCTTCCCCTCCAACAGCTTCTGTATGTCTAATACCAAGTCATTAACCTCATTGCGCTGCTCAGATGTGGGTTTTATGTGTCTTTTCAATTTATCCAACCATTGATTACATTGAGGAATTAGGGTAGTGATCAGGAATTCCTGATCACTGTGCAATAATTAGGCAATCTAAAATTTATATATACCCCCCACCCATGTGTATTATTTTTCATAGGGGGGGGTGTTCTGGGAATTAGAATCTGATTGTTTGAGGGAATTAGAAAAAGAATCTGATTGTTTGAGAGTAATAATATGTTCCATTGAGACCACTTCACTCTCTTCAATTCGTGGTGGTTGGGGCACTGTACCCTCTTCAAAACCATCAATTAACTCTGTTTTCCCACTTTCTGCTAAATCTTCAGCTGACAGATCGTCACTTTTTCCCACATTGCTATTTAATTCATCTAATAAAGAGTTATCAATTCCCACTATGTCAGTTATATCTTGACCAGATCCCAGCATAATAGTCTTTAGTTCTGCCATTATCTTAGCCTTAATTGATGCCGAGCCATTGATGGTAGTGATCTCTTTGCGCTCAGTGAAGGCACTAACTTCAGTCACCGAGCCTAGTATCTTCGCTGCCGCAAGCTTATCGCTGTTCTTAGAATCTGGGTCTATTAGCACTGCTACCAGACTCTGAAGCACCAACCCCCTCATCCCTTCAGCGGTGCGGTATTTCGCTGCTTCAATCGCCAGAGAATAAGCTTCAATCTCACGCTTTATCCTAGGGTCGCTGGCGAGCGTGTATGGAGCGGTTACTATTGTGCTGGGTGCTGGGTTCTGATTATATGCATCCCTATAGGCCTGAGCTTTGGTACTTCCCATTGCTACACCCTCAGCGAACCGTCTCTGCTTTGTTGTGAGCGTACCTTTACGGACTAAAAGAGTGGATTCTATTCCTTGCTCTTTTAATGATTCCTTTATTGCTTTACGAGATATCTTCATTCTGAACTGTTCCGCTCCGCTATTTATTTGCAGACTATAACAGGGGAACAAATAGAGTACAAGGCAATCCTAGCGAAAGTAAGTACTTACTAACATTCTCCAGGTGCTTCACCAGGTAAAATATATATTGCAAGCCTATTGCATTCTCGCAATATGAGCGTATAAAGATAACTGTACTACTAACTCATATAGGATAACTCTCATGACCTACTCAATACCTTGCAAGCTTAAAAACGTGAAGGTTAACGATTTTATTATACGGAAGCCTTACTCTCATACAGTCTTCATAAAAGGTTTTTATGACAGATCAACAAAGAGATTTTGTATCTCTGACACGATGAACATTAATCGCAGTCTGTACTTAAAGGGTAGCACTATTGTTTATATCGGCTTCACTTACTAGGGGTAAATTATGTATACCGCACAACAAAATAGGCACGGGAACATCATAGTCTGTAAAGGATGTGATGTTAGAAATTCCTACAAGATTGTATTCACTGGCACATATGCCGATTGTATGAGAGTTAAATTCGGTGGTGCATCATGACCTACGCCATTGCATTGTCTGCCTATTATCTATCCTTGGCCGCTCTCGCATATATGCT